AATAAATTCAATCGCCCTGTCTCGGCCCAAAATCTCAATGAGAGTTGATCCCCCACCATACAAGCATAATTAAATTCTTTGTATAATTTTCGCCAAGTACAAAACCTTTGGTAAGATATGCCTAACTCACTGGCAACGGTAATTTTGTTTTTCCCCTCGGCCAATAGGTCCAGGGCCTTGTAACACATCTTTTTTTTATATTTCAATTTCTCACCATGGCTTTTTTTTCTACGTCTTGGCGATTGTGCAATTATCTCTTCTATATCTTTTTTATACATGGCTATAAGTATTGGGCTTATCTTTTCAGGATGTATTATATCTTTGGCAATTTGTTCTTTTTCTTTTTTGACTGTTATCTTTTTTGGCTTTTTTACTACTTTTTTTATTTTGTTTTTTGTTAGTTTTTTTTCATCTTGTTTTGTAATTTTCTTTTTTTTAGTTTGCATCTTGCATTTCCTACTGAATATTATACACTTTTTTCATTTAAAAGTAAATAATTTATAAAAAAATATTTGTTTTTTGTAGTTTTTTAATTGAATTTGAAAAATAAAAATAATTTAAGAAATAATAAAAAAAAACCTTTACTTTTTAATAAAAAATTATTATTATCAAAAATGTAAAGGAAATTACAAACACTTTAGGGAGATAAGATTATGGATTATGTGAAATATGAAAAACTGATTTATAAAACATGTTGGGAATTTAAAAAAAAGTTTGCTTCTAACTTTTATGATATTGATGATTTAATAAGTGAGGCTAATCTTGCTTTTTGTAAATGTTTGCACACATTTAATGAAAATCAAAACGTAGCTTTTTCAACTTTTTTAGTAAAATGTATTCAAAACAAATTAAAAAATTATGCCCGAAAACAGAAAAAATATGATGCTTATGTGAGTACAATTGATTTTGATGATGAAAAAAATTTACACAATCCACAAAACTTTTTTTCCATCCACTCCGATTTTTCATTTTTCACCTCTGAACTAAGTTCGGATTCACAAAAATTAATTGATTTTATTAAAAGTTTTCCTCCGGAATTAAAAAGCAAAAGGGGTAACATAACCATAGAAACATTAAGTCATATAATGCATGCTCACTTAGGCTACAAACACAAAGAAATAAAATGCATTTTTAAAGAAATAAAAACCTCATTATGAATGAAAAACTAACCAAAAAAACTTATTCTTTTCAAAAAATAGGCATTGAATACATCGAAAGTAAAAATGGGACCTGTATTGTGGGGGATGACATGGGACTTGGGAAAACAATTCAAGCCATCGGATATGTTGATAATCACCCTGAATTTAAAAATATTATTATTGTTTGCCCGGCTAGTCTAAAATTAAATTGGAAACACAAAATAAAAAAATGGACCAATGAGCAAGCTCAAATAATTACTAGTATTTATATTAACCAAAAAAGAATAAAAATAATAAATTATGATTTACTTCAAAAAAATTGGAAAAGGATTATTCAGGATAACATCGATATAATTATTGGAGATGAAATTCACTGTATTAAAAATAGTTCAGCAATCCGCACTAAATATTTTAAAAAAATAGCTAAAAAATCAAATCGAATTTTAGGTTTATCGGGCACACCCATATTAAATAGACCTGCTGAATTTTGGAATATTTTAAATCTCGTTTGTCCTTATATTTTTTATAACTGGTGGCAATACATAAAAGTATTTTGCAAAGCCAAAATAATTCATGGACAATTAGATTATAAGGGCTGTAAAAACCCAGAAAAATTAAACAGTTTACTTATTAAAAATTGCATGATTCGACGAACAAAAGAGGAAGTTTTAACAGATTTACCAAAAAAAATTAAATCCGTGATTCTTTTAGAAATTGACAACAAAAAAGAATATTCTTTGATTCACAAAGACCATGAAAGAAACATTGAAAAACAAAAATTAAACTTTCATACCATTGAAAAATTAAGAAAATTGAGTGTTAAAGGTAAATTAAAATCTATTGTTGAATGGATTGAAAATTTTCTTGAAACTGATGAAAAACTTGTTGTTATGGCTAATTATCACTTTGTTATTGATCATCTATATAATCATTTTAAAAATATTTCTGTCAAACTGGATGGGAGGGACTCACAAATAAATCGAGATAAAGCCGTTAACTCTTTTCAAAAGAATAAAAAAATTAAATTGTTTATTGGTAATCGTCAAGCTGCCGGAGTTGGGATTACCTTAACGGCTGCTAGTCATTTGTGTTTTTGTGACTTTGGTTGGGTTCCTGGAGAAATGGATCAGGCTATGGACAGAATACACCGAATAAGTCAAAAAAACACATGCCATATTTATTTTTTTGTTGGTGTTAATACCATTGATGAATTGATTATTTCTGTGCTTGATTATAAAAAAAGTACAATAAACCCTATACTTAACGGCAAAGAAATTGATGAAAAAGCATTATTGAAATTTATTTTAGAAAAATCAAAAAAGGCTAAAAAATGATTGATATAATTCAAATTTACCAACAATATAATATCAAATATTGGACCGAAGGCAAAAACGTTCAAAAAGGTTGGGTAAATATTCAATGTCCTTTTTGTGACGATAAAACAAATCACTTAGGTTTTGAATTAAACAAACAATATTTTTATTGCTGGAAATGTAAACATAAATTTAATGATCAAGTTTTCAAAGCTTTGAAAATTCCTCTATCTGAATTAAACAAACACTCTATTTTCCAAACTCAAATAAGAGAAAAACTAAATGAAAAACAAACTTTTATTTTGCCTGGAAAAGAAGGATTAAACAAACAAGCAAAACAATATTTGATAAAAAGAGGGTATGACCCTGATTATCTTATTGAAAAATATAAATTACGTTACTGTGATCATTTAAGTTTATCTTATAATTTTAGAATTGTCATCCCTATTTTTTTTGAACAAAAAATAATTTCCTATACCACTCGAGATTATACAGACAAACAAGAACTAAGATATATCAGCTGTCCAAAAGAAATGGAAATAATCCACCACAAACATATTTTATATAATATAGACAACTGCAAAAATAATTTTATTTTTGTTTTTGAGGGCAATTTTAACGTCTGGAAAATGGGGGATAATTGCTGCTCTACATTTGGAACTAGCTATACAACCCAACAAATAAATTTATTAAAAGTGTATGAAATTATTATAATAATTTTTGACAATGAAGAAACGGCACAAAATCAAGCCGAAAATCTAGGTAACATTCTTTCCGGATTAGGAAAATTGGTCTATATTATTTGCATACCCAAAATATACAACGATATTGCTGAAATACCCGAACACAAAGCTTTGATTTTTAAAACAAAAATATTAAATAAATTAGGATTAAAAGAGTGAAAAAAATAAAAAAATCTAACTTTTATTACTGTCCAGAATGTAATTTTTTAATTACCAAAAATAAAAAAGAATACATACAATTTGATTTTTCATGTCCTCGATGCAAAATCAAAAAACTAAGTTCATTTAAAAGGAGTATATAAGATGGTTCAAAACGAAAAAGAAATTATTCAAAAGGTCTACGGTTTTATTGTTGATTATGATTTGCAAAACAACAATAAAACACCTGTAATTAATGTTATTGCAAAAGCCGTTAATCTTGATAGAAAAAAAACAATTAAAATTTTACAACTTTTAGCCAAACACAAATATCTTGAATATCGAGATTACCGGTATCGATTGCCAGAACAAAAAAGATTTAAAAAACCAAAACAAGAAAATCAAATTCCAAAAGAAATGATTCAAAATATTAAAAGTCACAAAATAACCATATTTAAAATTACACTAACTTTTATTTTAATTCTTTTTGTTATTATGAGTATTCAGGCTAATTTCAAAGGGTTGAGCTTAACAAAAGATTTTTATTCTGCGTTAAGTTCCTCTATTGGTTTTGTTTTTTGTAGCATCATTTTTTTAGACCTTGCTATTTTTTTCTTTACCAAAAAAATGAAAATCTGGATTCTGTTTTTTATCTTATTTATTTTACTTTTTTCTAATAATTTTTTAAATATTTTATCCGGACAATTCAACGATTATCAAAAAATAGTTTCAAATAAAGAAAATACAATAAACAAACAATTATTATTTAATCAATTAGTTAATCAAGAAAATGAATTGCAAATTGAATTAACTCACCGATATGATGAATTAACTCGATATGATTTACTACTTAAAACTGAACCAAAAAACAAATCATATTTATACAAAACTATCAACTTAACAAATTATAAGATTCCCGATTTAAAAATTCAATTAGAAAAAATTAGAACTGATAAAAAAGAATTGTTAAATGAAAACAAAATCAATGAAATTAAAAAAGTAACCATCTATGATTTTTTAAGTTTTCTTTTTAAAAAACCCGCTAATATCTTACAACTAATTCATTTAATTTTTCCCGCTTTCATGCTAGATATTATTTCAAGCATTAACTTATCACTTATTTTGTTTTTAAAAAATGACTATGAAATAAAGGAAAAATTAAATGAGAACATTTGAAGCATGGGCTTATAAAAAAACTTCCTGTTCATGTTGTAAAAAATTAATAAAAAAGGGTGCTCTTATAATAGTCACTTATGAACACAAAAGACTATTATCTATAAAATGTTTGTCTTGTTGGATCACAAACTAAAAATAAAAAAGCCCGGTGTACTTCCGGGCCATAAAGGAAGTCATAAATAAAAATCAGTATCGAGTGTTTGAATGATTTTTTCATTTACTTTTAACTCATTTGATATTTCTTTGCATTTTATTAAAGTTTTATTTAAAAGGTTTTGCGGAAAATCATTATCTTTTGAATAGAACCTAAACCCATTCCACCCGTTGATTGTTGCTGTAAAATACCTCATATTATCTTTTTCCATTTCAGTAATAATGATATTCTTACTATATTTTGTTGTTACGATTTTCTTTGTCATATCTAACTCCTTTATTTATTTAACAAACAAAAACGAATAATAATTTTTATCAGCTTCGCACAATGTGTTTTTGCAGCTTAAAAATAAATTCAATATTTTTTTAATCGACATTTTTTTAATTTTATTGTAATTAATTCTAAACATCCCAATATTATACTTATAGACGCACAATTTAAACACATTAAAATTTTCATTTATTTTAACAACATCTTCAACGCATGAAGATTCGGTTAATTGTCTGATTAAATGACATAATTCTTCTTTAATATTTTGATTATAAGAACTTGCTGGTATATAACCATTTATTTCTCCGTTAATAAATGCGTTATGTTTTTTTTCAGCACTTAATTGTTTTTGATTTAAAACATCTTTTAATTGTTTTAGTTTGTTATCTAACATAATCATACTTCCTTTATCCTGG